TTTCCAAAACATTTTATATTTAGGGTTAGTAAACTCTGGTATTTCACCATAAAATTGAAAGCGACATAATGCGTCTAAAATATCTCCTTTCTCCTGTTGTGTGAACTCTCCATCTTCAAGTGCTTCATAATATGAAGGTTGGAACACTAATGCTATTTTCTTTTCCATAGTTATTGGTTGTTTTTAATAAAATCGTTTATTAGAAGGGTGATTTGGGTACTCATTCCAATCCCCTTCTTTTCACATAATTCTTGGAACTTGTTTTTCAACTCGTTAGTAATACAAACCTGTATTCTAACCTCTTTTTTAATTTCTTTTACATTAGCCATTGTTTTGTTTTTTAGTAGTTTATTTTGTGTTATACTAATAAATACTACAAATCTTCATAAAATACACATATTATGAACAATTAACATAATTTTAACTAAAAATAACCCAAAACAACCAAGTGGGTTATTTGGGTTAATAAAAAACCCCCAATCGTATTGAAAGGGGGTTAGTATAAATATTAATTTTAGCCTTATTCTTTATCTTTATTCACATCATCCATTTTATCTTTGATTTTCTTGGTGAAGTTCAATAAATCCATAATGTATTTTATCAAACCTTTTCCAAAAATCTTTCTCCAATTTTCATCTATTGATTTTAACTCACCATAGATAAGTCCCAAACTGATAACCTTTGTTGTAAAGTGTGGGATTTTAATGAAATAACCAACAAACTCATTTAATAAAATCATATCCAATGCGAAGAATAAAAGAATACAAATTGTGTAAAGAGTTAATTTGGGGGCAAATCCCTTAATAAAGGTTCTACTTCTCCATTTGATGGTTATTACTTCACCATCATCTTTTTGTTTCTTCTGTTCTTTCTTTACCCTCATATAAGCAGTTAAAGTATCAACGAATACAAACGCTAATACTACCAAGATAATTGCTGCAGCGGGTGCAAAGAATGCGAGTAGGGATAATCCCATACCAATCATAATTTCTTTAATTGTTGTCCACATAGTTTTAGTAAAATAAAAGTCCTCCATTATCCCAACCATTAGTAGGGTTAGGTACAATAATACCATCGTTATTTATCACATATTGTGGAAATAAAGTTGAATTGATACTTAAATATCTAACCAACCTTCTTTCATAGAACTGAGCTCTATTACCTACCTCATTCAATAAAAATCTCATTTGAGTAAAATCAGCACTATCACCAAATTCGGTTGTTTGTCTCATTGCACCCTTATTCTTAATTTGATATTGAAGGAAGGGTAATGCCATTTCTAAAGCTCTATAAGCTACCGCTGGTTTAATATAGTCCTGTACTAATGTAACTTCATTTGCATTCAATGTCTGTGCCGAGAATGTATTCATTAGGTATTCATAGAAAATTGAACCTAAAATATCTTGAAGGTATAATTCTTGTGATGATTGAATATTTGGGGTAATGTCCTTTGTATCCAAGTTCCTTGAAATGGGGAGATTATCCCTCATATATTGTTCGCTTACGAATAAAGTAATTGCCATATTAGATTAATTGGAAGTGTTTAAGTTTTATGGTTCCTGGTACCTTATTGATATCCATAAAGTAATTTAGGACATTGTTCAATTTAGCCTGATTTGGTTTTACAAAAGTATTATCAAAAATCTTATACGCAGTTTCCAATTGTTGTGATTGACCCAAAGCACCAGGTGAACTTATCCCCATCAATACTGGGTCAAGTGTATGTGCAAATGCAATATTCTTAACAATCATTTCTTGGGTAACTACAAATGCTTCATCTAATTGATTAGCTTCAATACTTTCAATATCAGGAGCTAAATCCTTACCATTACTGAAGAATACCATTACCTTACCACTATTCCTTGCACCTGACATATCCCTCTTCAATCTGTGTGCAAATTCTTGTTCCTCTTGTTTGTTAGCAGGTTTCTCATAAAACTTCATAACCACAGAAGGGTTAATACTATTCTCAATATTTGACTTGTGGTAGTAAGATATTTGACCATCCAAATAAATCCAATTCGCAGCATTTGCATAGGTTGGTTGACAATAATACTCCAATCCTGGTGAGAATATTTGGTATGTCCATAACTGAACCTTCTCTTCCTTTTTATATGTGTCAAAAGAGGGGATATAATAGTATTTACGAGCTCTATTGTTTCTTAATTTATTCTGCCAATCTTCACCAATAGCAAATTTAGTTATTTTACCAAATTCATTCTTTTCAGTTGCTCTAACCCAAGCTGGTTCAACCCTCTCAATATTAATAATTTTTGTGTGGTCATCATTCCAATATACTTTCCAAGTCAATCTTCCGTGGATTAGGAAATCCATACCCATTTGATTGATAAAATTTTCATTAAAAATGAATTGCATTTGATACATATCAATCTTTTGTTTCTCTGAAGCTCCTTGGTTAGGTATAACCTCATATCCACCACCAACTAAATTAAGCTGTTTGAAGTTAATTATTGAAGAATGGAAGGGTGATGAATAGTACAATTCATTCAATATGTTAGGATAAGCGTTATCTTCCCCAAAATAGATGTATTCTGTGGTCAGTACCTCGCTAATTAGGGGGTTATTATAGTCATAATTTATCTTATTATTACCTAATAACGAGAATTGCATTTGTTGGTTAGTTGTTTGTACAACCTCTTGTATTTTTGGTTGTTCTCTATTGAAGTTAAAACCGAATAGTTTCATATATTTAGTGTATTTTTATCTATAAACATCGGGTATTGAAATATCAACACCATTAACAATGACTTTACCCACTTCAACAACACCTGTTGTACCTGATATTTGTAGATTAGTTGGGCTTATCTGCTCATATATAGTATAATCCCACATACCATTAGGATTAAGATTTATCGTTCCACCAGTAAGATTTGTGAAGGTTGTACCACTTTCAATGATGGTGAACCTATTATATCTACTTTTATAGGTGGATGTGTCAGTTGCAATGAAATTAACTACATTATTGTAGTTAGTAGTTGAAGTAAATGAGAACAAATAATTGGGATTTAACAAAGTGGACTTTTCAGTCAATGTTAAAACCACCAAATTGTTACTATTTTTATCAAGGTTAATCATACAGATATATAGTCAAATCAAATTATTGTTTTAATAAAAAACAAAACCCCCATTGGAGCGGGGGTTTTGGAGCACAATTGTGTTGTATAAAAAGGGATTAAATTAATCCTGCGATGATTGTATCATCAACCTCATATGCTGGTTCTGATGCTTCAGAAGTGAATACTAATGAATATCCATTCAAGTCAGCTTTAGCTGTTCCTGAACCACCACCACCACCTGTTAGGTTTACTTTGTCTTCACCAAATCCAAATCCCCAATAAAGTCCATTACTATCTTTGATGATAACAGTTAAATCAGGTTGACCAGATGCGATTAAAAGTAAAGATTGTCTTTTCGCTGCTTCTCTACGAGCTAATTGTAAGTTGATTGTTTGAGCATAGAATGTTGAACCATTCTGTAAGTTGATAGTCGGTACTTCATCAAAGTTACCAGTGTTTCTGTTGAACTCAAATTCAACGAATTGAGAAGCACCTGATAAAGTGATGTTAGTAAGTGTACCAGTTGATGCTGTAAAACCAGTTACATAATCAGCAGGTATTACATAGAACTTGACAATACCTCCACTGTTGTTATCACAACTCTTAAGGATTGATGTTAAGTTATTACATACTGCCATAATATATTGTTTTTTTTGCTTTTATTTATTTTTTAAGAATAGGGGGGATTTACATTCTATCTATCCCCCCTTTTTGAACTACTATAAATACACTCCGTATGGAAAATTATCCTTGGAATAATACTAATTCACTACCTACAAGGTAATCAACACCAAACTTAAATCTACCTGCAATTCTTAATGTGTCAACAGCAGCTACATTCCATTGTGGAACAACTGTTACTGTTTCATAATCATCTAAAAGGTCAGTCAACAATAAGAAGTTAGTTTTAACACCAGCAACCATTGTGTTAGCAGGTAAACCAGCAGACCAAATTAGAGGAATTCCCAAGAAGTTAGGTTCTTTAGCACCTACATAGTAAGCCTCAGCAGAAGCAGCAGCAACAGCTTGTTGGTACAATTTGTAGATTGAAGTTGAAACATAGATAACTAAATCAGGGTTAGTTAATACTGTTTGTGGGATGTTACTATAAACATTTGTAATTGAAGAGATAACATTTGATAATGTAACAGCAGTTGTACCTGAACAATCAATAACTGTAGCATCAGCAACCATTTTCTTAATCAAACCATCACAGATATTTGTTGGGTAAGTTGCACCAGTTGCATTACCTTGCCAAATAGCCAATTCCAAGTCGTTTTGTACTTGCTTTTGTACTTGTGATAACATATAGTTTGTGAACAATTCAGGGGCTACTTCACCTGTGTTAGAACCAGGTCTCAAGTATTCACCCAAGAAGTTAGCTTCGAATGTAGTAACACAAAGTTCCAATTGGAATTCTTTGTCACATACTTCGAAAGATTTTTGTGATAAAGTACCTTCACCTGCAGGAGACCAAGAACAACCAGCATCCTTGATTAATTGACCCGCATCATATTGAGGTAATTTGATTTTTGATTTGACACCAGGGATTACTCTGAATGTGTCTTTTGTACCACCAGCTAATAATGCTTTACTGAAGAACTCAATAGCGTCCTTACCAGCATATGTAGTATTGTCAGTGATAGCAAACTTAAAGTTTTTTCCTAAAGCTCTCATATTTTTTGTTTTTGTTTTTATGTTAATATATTTATTTTTTGGTTTTTGTTAAGTTAAGCAATCAAACCTCTAATAATATTTATTTTTTTTGAGATGTCACTGAACTCTTTTTTACTCATTTCGTCTTCAACTTGAAGGATATCAGCAGCAGCGTCAGTTTTACCTTCTAACATTTCAACTCTTGATTGTAATTCAGCAATTACCATTCTCATTTCATCTAAAACAGGGGCAAC